CCCTTCCTTAAGAAATGGTTTGGAGATTTAAGATCATGTAGCCAAGGTGGTATACGTAATGCAAGTGCTACGGTATTCTATCCAATATGGCATCATCAGTTTGATGATTTGATAGTATTAAAGAACAATCAAGGTACAGAAGAAACTCGTGTGCGTCATATGGACTATGGTGTTGTGCTCAACGCCTTGTTCTGGAGACGTTTCAAGAACAAAGAAAATATCACATTCTTTGATCCTAATGAAGTACCTGATTTGTATGAAGCATTTTATAGAGATACAAAACAGTTTGAAGAGTTGTATGAGAAGTATGAAAAGCAACGAGGTTTGCGTAAGAAAGTATTAACAGCGGAAGAAGTATTTAAAGGCGGTATACTTAAAGAGCGGACTGACACTGGACGTATCTATCTGGTGTTCATTGACAATGTTATGAAGCAAGGACCTTTTGATCCTGAATATCATACCATCTATCAGAGTAACCTCTGTTGCGAAATCCTACTGCCCACCAAGCCATTCAAACGCTTGGATGATCCAAATGGTCGCATAGCTCTATGTACGTTAGGTAGTATCAATTGGGGAGCATTCCGCAACCCAGAAGATATGAAACGTGCCTGCAGAATTCTACAACGTAGTCTATGTAATATCCTTGACTACCAAGATTTCTTAAGCATACAAAGTAAGTTAAGTAACGATGAGATACAACCATTGGGCATTGGCATTACTAATCTTGCCTACTGGCACGCTAAAAAGAATCTACGCTACGGTGAGAAAGATGCCCTACAAGAAGTTAAATCTTGGATGGAGCATCAAGCCTTTTATCTAACAGAGGCAACTGTTGAGCTGGCTAAAGAACGTGGTGCATGCACACATAGCCAACACACACGCTATGGTAAAGGAAAGTTTCCTTGGGAGAATCGTGCCAAGGGTGTAAACAAACTAGCAGACTTTACTCCAACACGTGAACTAGATTGGGAACAACTACGTAGCGACATGCGTAGCTATGGTGTGCGTAATGCTACATTGATGGCTATCGCTCCGGTAGAATCAAGTTCGGTGGTCATTGGGTCAACTAACGGTATCGAAATGCCTATGAGCTTGATTTCAGTTAAAGAATCCAAAGCAGGATCATTTATACAGGTAGGTCCAGAATACAACAAGTTGAAAAATCGTTACCAACTGATGTGGGAACAGAAAGACTGTGATGGCTACTTAAAGACAGCAGCAGTGATCGCGGCTTATGTGGATCAGAGCATCAGTACTAATACGTTTTATAATCCAGCACATTTTGCGGATCGTAAAGTGCCAAGCACACTGATCGCTAAAAACTTAATGCAGGCACATGCTTGGGGTATCAAGACATTCTATTACAGCCTGATCAACAAACAAGGTGCGAAAGCAGATGCGGAAATCGCACCAACATTGGCAGCACAACCAGACGAACAAGACGAAGAATCCTGCGAGGCATGTAAACTATGAGTAAAGAACAATATAATTTATCAACAAAAACAAACTATCTACAACGTAAGATGTTTCTGGATCCAGCCGGACCTGTGACTATCCAACGTTTTGAAGAAGTAAAATATAACAAGATTGCTAACTTTGAAGCCACTGCTAGGGGTTTCTTTTGGCAACCAGAAGAAGTTAGCCTAACTAAAGATTCGCAAGATTTCAAAGATGCCAGCGATGCTGTTAAACATATCTTTACCAGTAATCTACTGCGTCAGACAGCATTGGATAGTCTGCAAGGTCGTGCTCCTAATCAAGTATTTGGGCCAGTGGTAAGTCTGCCAGAACTAGAAGCACTTATCAGTAACTGGAGTTTCTTTGAAACTAATATCCACAGCAAGAGCTACAGCCACATCATCCGTAACATCTACAACGTGCCTAAAGATGTATTCAACACCATCCATGACACTGAAGAAATCGTAGGCATGGCCAGTAACATCGGCAACTACTATGATAAGTTACATCAGATCAACTGCCGTAAAGAAATGGGTAGTAAGATAGACGAACGTGAGCATATCAAAGCCATATGGCTTGCTTTACATGCAAGTTATGGCCTAGAAGCGTTCCGATTCATGGTATCATTCGCTACCAGCCTGGCCATGGTTGAGAATAAGATCTTTATTGGTAATGGTAATATTATCAGCTTGATCTTACAAGACGAATTGCTACACAAAGAGTGGACAGCTTTCTTGATCAATCAGGTAGTCAAAGAGGATCCACGTTTTGTAGACATCAAAGCAGAATGTGAAGCTGAAGTTTATCAGATGTATCTTGATGTTATCAATGAAGAGAAAGCCTGGGCGGACTATTTGTTCAAGCTAGGCCCAGTGATTGGACTTAACGCTGCTATCTTAAAAGAGTTCGTAGACTACACAGCGGTAGGAGCACTTAAAGAAATTGGTATCAAGTATACTAACCCAGCACCTAAGACTACACCTATACCATGGTTTAACAAACACAGCGATACCAGCAAAAAACAAACAGCCTTACAAGAAAATGAATCAACGAATTATGTAATCGGAGTCATGGGGGAAAACGTTGACTACGATGAGTTACCGGAGTTATAAGATGTTAACAGTATACAGTAAAAATAATTGTCCTTTTTGTGATAAGGCCAAACACTTATTAAAAACAAAAAATATCGCATTTAAAGAAATTAAGATTGATGAAGTGCCTGATGCACGTAACTGGCTGATTGGACAAGGGCATCGTTCAGCACCACAGATCTACAAAGGTGATGAACTATTCGTAGAAGGTGGCTATCAAGGCTTAGTGCGATTATCAGATGAAGAATTATTCAATAAACTAGGGGAAGTCAATGCTTGAAACAAAAGGATATAGTAAAGATACAGTGGTATCATTTAAAATCGTCAACGGTGACGAAATCGTCGCTAAAATTGTAGAAGAAACAGCAGATGGATTCGTCATCAGTAAACCAACGACAGTAATGCCTAGCCAAAAAGGTCTGGCTCTGATGCAGAGTCTTTTTACTAGCGACGTAAATAAGAATATAGTATTAGATAAACGACACGTAATGATGCACAGTCCTACAGTTAAAGATGTAGAAGACTATTACATACAGACTACTACTGGTATCACTCCAGTTAGTGCAGGCGGTATTATAACATAGGGTAATAAAGTATGACCATTGGCGCAGACATAGCACCATCAACCACTGAAGGTGGTACAGGGGTAGCAGGATTATCTAAAGCAGTATCTGTCGTAAGTGAAGGACAGTATAATGCTGTAGGTGAGCCAGCCACCAGCTTTAGCCCTGCTACGATCACTGCCATGGTTGGTATGAAAAAAGGTGAAGCTTTAACCATCTCATCTTCTGTTACCAAAGCTATGGATGCTTTAGCAATCAAAGCTGCCAGTTCAGACTATCCGGCTAATGTACAAGCCGCGGCAGCATTGGTTAATTTAACTACACTACAAAATAATATTTTTAATCCTGCAGATCAAGGCAGTTTTGGTGCTATAGTTGGACAAGTACAGGGTCATATCGAAACTTCTCATAATTTAATCAACACATCAAACTTTTTATCTAATAGCTCATACAGCGATTTTGGAACAGGTATAAAAGATCTAGGCAGTATGAGCGATCGTGGTATGAAAAATGTCCTAGGCAGTTTTTCAGGTGCTGGTAAAGCCATAGAAAGTACTGGTACTATGTTCAATGGTATTAGTGCAAAAAACTTTGGATCGCCCGTGGGCATGGTGCAAAGCCTACAGAAAAACAAATTAGCCAATGCTACAGGAGTGAATCAGAAACTAGCGGCAGCTGGTGTTGATCTAAATGATCTAGAAAATCCTATTTACAAAGATCAGATATCTAACGTATTAGCCAGTATCAAAGATCCAACAGCGATAAACGTCACTGCGGATCAGATGAATATCAAGGATCCATTTGCGGGGTTGCCCACCTACACAGGCGATGATAGCAGTCTATATAATACACAAAATGTTTTTGGTAGTTCAGCGAGTGCTCCAGTAGCAACAACTATACCTACCGCTGGCACGAACACATTCGGTGCTCCAACCACAACAGGTTTCCCTACAGCTCAAGGATACAGTACATCAAGCTCAGCTTTTGGCGCGAATCAAATCGAAGGCCAGACTGGTACAGGCATACAGGGATTAAAAGATCTCAGTGACTATACTAAACTAGCCAATCCAAGTGATACTGCTGGATTCGCAGGCACTGATGCGCTAATAGGTAAATTCAATGATTTGGGCGCAGGATCGTTGGCTAGTGCTGGAGTAGCTAGTAAATTCTTTGGTGGAATAAAAACAGTAGATACCCCATTGACCAATGTCGCACATCCAGATCTCAAGAGCCTGATGAATGACAATCTACCGGACATCAAATCTCTGGTAGGATCTGGATCAGGAGTCAATGGGGTACCCAACGCCAGAGATTTCTTACATTCAGTAGCAGGTGGCCCTGTTTATGATAGCATTAATACTAATGGTGTTACTACAGAGAATATTGCCAGTTTAAATAATGCTGTTAGCAAATCAACATCATTGTTCAGCACAGCTGGAATTACAACTGGAACATTTTCTGCTAATCCAACACTAACTGGTGTAGCAACTTTCGCTGGAAAACTACCTCAATATGGCAAACAGGTCGCAGATGGTAGCCTAGGTGATAGCCTACGCAACATGGCCAATGGCGCTAGCAAATATGGTGAAGCGGTTAAGGCCAGCATGGCAGAAGGCCAAAATAATAAACTATTGCAAACCAATGGAATAGGTCCAATACAGACTAATCCTTTCCAAGGCTTACCAAGCCAAGATCCAGCAGAACCTAACGCTGGTGCTAAACTACTAGGAGGATAGTATGTATCTCAATCCAACAGTAGAATATAATCATATCAGTGAATGGTTATCTACTTTGATTGGAGAACGGATCACTCCTCGCAATTTTGTCAAACGGCTCAGCAAACATCTCAACAAACATCAACATCCTGTTCGTATCAAACTTTACACCGGTGCTCGCGGTGCACTTGATCCAGATGAGTTTACTATTGGTGCAGAATACGATCCTGGTCTAGATGAACAGAAAAAGAAACAGTTCATCATTGACTTTATACTTAACCATCCCAAGACTACTCCTATCCTGATTACAGCCGAAATGGCTGACAAGATGGCTATTGATCTAGTAGAAACATTGATACATGAATATGAGCACCAACGTCAATTCCGCCATCGCAGATATCGTTATCATAGAAATACTTATAAGAGTGATCATAGAGATCCTGACAAGAGATCAGATCAAGAGTATCTGGGTGATCCAGATGAGATAGACGCTTATGCGCAGAATATAGCGGCTAGGCACTATCTTTTAAAATATAAGTTAAATATTACTAGCGCCAGCAAGATTAATAGTCCAGACTTAAAACAGTATTACAAGGCATTTGGCAAAGACCACGAAGTAACTAAATTGTTATTGAAAAAAGTTAAGGCAAACGTAAAATACTTTAAGGAGAACGACAATGGCAAAAATCACAGACGAGCATTTAAGCGACCCCAATTTAAACGTAGATGATGATGTCTTAGGTGACATCGCTCCTGAGGATTATGTATTCGTCATCAAGCCCAATGGTGTCCTTAAAGGCATAAGCCTACCTGAAGTAGATACAGAAGCTAGTCCTGAAGTCGAAGAGATATTTAATTTTTTTATTAAACAGGCTGGTGGTAAACATTATCTAGCCAGCACGACTATTCACTAGACTACGCAGTTCAAACATCGTAGCAACCACATCACCTTCATGCAAGATTGCTTTACCACCAGCGGCTCGCCATTCTTCGATGTTACTTGGACGATCATCGATCAGTACATCATCAGGACTTTTACAGTGTTGATGCTTGTCACTACTGTAAGGACCAAAGAACACAGGGATATCTTTCCAACGACTTTCAATCCATTTGATCTTATCCCAATGTACCCAAGGCACATCATTCTGTCTAGGGATAGCAGTCAAGAAACGCACATCTATTCCTTTATCTTTGGCTAGTTGACAGACTTCACGTACCAATCTATCTGCATCTGGCATCTCGGGTAAATCTCTATACACACGTTGATTAGCTGAAATCAACGCCCAACCTTCTTGATCATAACGGACACCACCAGGTGTACGGAATCCTACTATTGGTTCTGCGTAGCCATCAAAGTCACTGACTACACCGTCCATATCTAAATAAATCGTTGCCATTCTATCCCCATTGTAATAAAAATTGTGTCACTAGTTCACCCGAGGGAAAGTTAATGACCATACCTTCATGATGCATACGTCCTTTGGGTAAGTGTTCTTCCATCCAGGCATATATACCACGCTCATTCTGAATCCACCAAGCAAAGTCTGCTATGACTACCATATAGTCTGACCATCCTACCTCTTCTGGAGTGACTACGATAAATCTACGACTATTGGCTCCGTCTAATAAACTCATCGATATTTCAACAAAAATAGCGTATGATCTTCATCTCGCTTAAAGTCAAGATGGACTACAGTGACTCTATCATAACCAGCTGGAGCATCATCAAAAGACCAAACTTCAGTATCTTCTCGTAAAGTAAATCCTAAAGCCTTGCCCATAGATAAAGGAGTATGGTCCTTAGATATCTTTGGCCAAACATTCCAACGCCACTCATCAGCAGTGTAACGTATAGTTTTCATAGGTCTATATACTGTAGTTTAAAGTTATCAGCCTGTGGTTCGTGACCTATATAGCCGCGAGGATTACATACGACTCTTGTCGTGCCAATCTCATAGTCAAATGGCTCGTGGGTATGCCCGTGTGTCCATAATTTGATCTGAGAACGGTATGCGATAAAGTCATCACAGTCACTGGCAAAAGCACCATTCATGATCTTATCATTGGCATACTTAGGATGTACGCTCTTAAAACTAGGGCAGTGATGTCCAACAACTACAAATTTATAGTTAGGACGATTGTAGGTGATATGATTGATGTAATCCAAACTACGCTTATGGAACACCACAGTGTCCTCTGGAGTTAGGCGTGCAGGCTTACCCCATTCATTTAGTGTCCTGGCACTGTTTTTAATCGATTGGAAATCGTTCATCATAGTATTAACATGATATAAAGTCAATCCATCTTCTTCATTCATATTGGTCCATAAGGTAGTGCCAATGAAAGTATAGTCGTCGATGTCTACAGTTTCATCGTCTAAGATGTATAGGTTATCATAGGCCAGTTCGCGTTTTAGATGTGCGGCCGTATACTGTATGTCATAGGCATAGTGTTCGTGATTGCCTAGGACATAAACGACCCGAGGAAAACGTTCACAGCATTGTTGAAAGAATTTTCTATAACGTGCATCGTGATGATGCACGCCATTCAGATGTTTGGCCACACAGATATCACCACTCAATACTAATACATCAGCATCGTCAGTGTTATGTAATTCTAATGCGCCAAACTCTAAGTGTAGGTCACTACCCAATGCTATCTTCATGCGTATTTCAAATTAAATAAAAAATATTTATTCTCATCAATGATATCGTGATTAGGTAATATACCATCATAGTCATAATATA